GGGGCGAGCCTCTTCCAGAGCGTCGCCAACGACCGCATCGGCGTGCCGGTCAACCGACCCGACGTGGTCGACGTCTACTGGGGCTTCTCGGTCGAAGACGCTCTCGTTCGCGGCAGCGTCGAGGTGATCTCGGTCGAGGGCAGCACGGTGACGCTCAAGGACGTGGTCCCGACCGGGGCGAGCGTCTACGCGAGCTTCTACCACAACATGATCGTGGACATGACCTACACCCTCGCAGTCGCCATCCCCGGCGTCAGCGGCGTGGGCACGTACACCATCCAGGACTCGGGCGCGAACGACGTCTACACCCCGACCTTCGACAACAGCACGAAGTCGGCGGGGCTCACGGGCGTCATCATCACGTTCCCGAGCGGCTCGGAACTGACCCCCGACCTCCACTTCGAGGGCGGCAGCGGTCTCTTGTTCACCGGACCCGTCGAGGAGACGGTCACGGTCACGTTCGCCAACACCACGGACACCCCGGCGAAGTTCACTGTCGCGGGTCCGGCGCCCTACTCCTTCATCCCCGCCGAGTCGGACCTGGTCGCGATGACCATCAACGGCGACACGGTGATGCCGGTGGCAGGCATCGACCTCGACACGATCTCCGGCGGCGGTGGCGGCATCATGGCGCACCTGGTCGGCGACGAGATCGCGTACGCGGACGGCATCGACTGGGACGTCGCGGACTTCACCCTCGGCGCCGAGCAGATCATCCTGACTCTCGACGCTGTCGAGATCACGGCGCCGGTCCCCGCCGTCGCCAACACGACCGTCGACACGATGGTCGCGTCCATCAACGAGGCGGCGGACGGACACCAGGGGGCAGTCGGAGCGGGCGGACCCACGGTCGCAACCTTCGAGCTGGAGGCTGCGCAGCGTTCCGCCACGGACGACTACTACGTCGGCTGGCGGGTGGTCTGCGGCAACACCGTCACGGTTCCGGGCAACGCGGGCATCGTGAGCACCGTGACGGGCTACGTGGCCTCGACCGGCATCGCCACGGTGACCCCGGCCTACGGCGGCGTGTTCACGGTGGCGGACGAGTACCGCATCTACAACCCGGACACGATGGCGGTCCTCAAGGGCGCCGCGAAGTTCACCGGCCCCATCGACCTGAGTTCCGGGGCCGGGTTCGACACCCTCAGCGTCTCCATCACGACGAACATCACCGCAGCGACGACGATCACGGCGTCGCTGCCGGGCGCTGCGTACGCTTCGGCAACGGCCCTCGCGACCGCCCTCAACCTGGCGTTCCGCGGGGTTGCCGGCAACGACATCCTCACCGTTCCGACTGTCGGTTCGCCGCTCGCCCTGGTCCTCGTGGCGACCCCGGCTCTGGACGGTGCCGACTTCATCTTCACGGCGGACGGCGACGGGCGCCTGAATGTGGTGCTCCAGCTTCCGGGCGATGACGCAGCCGGGTTCCTGGAGTTCCTCCCGCAAGGCGCCGCAGTCGACGACTTCGCCGTCCTGGCGGGGTTCGACACGAGCACCGCCAACGGCGAGCAGATGAAGCTCAACGTCGGCGAAGTCGCCAAGAGCTACCGCATGACGCTCGGCGGCGTGCAGCCGCACGACCGGCTCATCCTCCGCAACCGCATCCACCCCGGCGGCGTCTCGATGTCGGCGGACGACGCGGTCGGTCAGTGCCAGCTTCTCGTGGGCGCCGGCAGCGGCAACGCGAAGGCGGGTCTGACGAACGCCGACTACGGGTCGGCGGCGGGTGGCGGTACGGTCCGGGCAGCGACGGTCCTCGGCACGGTCGGGTTCGGCGGCGGCACGGACACCGATGGCGAGCCCCAGGTCACGTTCTACGACGGGACGGGGACGCCGGCACAGAACGACACCTTCGACTTCACGCTCGACGGCGTGCCGGTGTCGGTCACGCTCGCATCGGCAGCAGCAGGGACGGTCAACGTCCTCGGTCTGGCGGCGGTGGCGGGCGACCGCATCATCCTCCAGATCCAGACCGCCATCGGGGCACTGCCGGGCGCTCCGTTCGGCAACCTGGCAGCGGTCCAGGGCGCCAACATCGTCCGGGGTGAGGGCGCGGGTATCCGCATCACCAGCCCGACGTACAAGGAGACCAGCCAGGTCGTCATCGGCGCTGGCTCCGCCAACACGGCTCTCGGGTTCACCGAGGGCACGGTGGCGGCACGCACCACGGTCTCGGCGCAAGTCCTGGCTTCGGCTCTCAACTCCGACCGCGCAGCCAGCGTGGCTCTGTTCCTGACGGACTTCTCCTCCATCGGTGGCGCCGCGACGGAGTTCGCTGGGCAGGCACTCGCGACGACGGTACAGGACGCGGCAGCCCGCACCTTCCTGCACATCGTCTCGGCGGGTCCGGCGACGAGCGACTACGGCACCGGGTCCACCATCTCTCTCCTGGACGCGACCACCAGGTCGTGGCTGCGGGTGGGGACGGGCATCGACGAACTGACCCTGGCGGGTTCGGCGGGTGAGGCAGCCCTCAACGGCTACATCGTCACGTCCAACAACGCTTCGGGCTCGGGCTCGGCGAACACCTCGGTCCTCGGCGCCGGCACGGGGCAGGACGGGCACATCGGTCAGACCTACCGGGACACGGTGACGGGGCTGACCTTCACCATCCTCCCGCGGGGCTGGCACGACAACAACGCCGGTCCCTGGATCGCCTACCCGGCGGCAGGCACGTTCCGCTTCGTCTCGGCGAAGACGGTCACGGCGGACGCCAACATCCCGATTCGGTCCCTCCCGGGCATCGAACTGACGGTCGCCAACACGAGCGGCGTGGGCGTGGGCGACACGGCACTCGTACAGACGTTCCCGCGGGGCGGCGAAGAGCCCGCCATCGGCGACGTCTACTACACGAGCTACGTGTACCAGAAGCAGGACTTCACCACGGCGTTCTTCACGAAGATGTCGTCCATCGTGGCGGCGTACGGTGCCATCCACCCGGAGAACCCGGTGTCGCTGGCGGCGTACCTCGCGATGATCAACGGCGCTGTGCTGGTCGGCATCAAGCAGGTTCCCCGCGAGGAGAACAGCAACTTCGCCAGCACGGCATCCTACGTGAGCGCCGTCACCGAGTTGGAAGGGGTGCTGCCCGGTCACATCACGCCGGACATCATCACGCCGCTCAAGGGGGACTCGACGCAGCTCTTCCAGCTCCTCTCGCGGTCGAACGACATCCAGTCGTCCATCCGCTACCGCCAGGAGCGGACGAGCATCATCGGGGTCGCCGCCGGTACCTCTGAGGAGTCGGCGAAGACGCTGGCTCAGACGCTCGGCAGTGACCGGATGCGCATGGTCTACCCGGACATGGCTCTCATCGACATCGAGGAGAACGACGGGACGACCAAGGAGTACCTGATCGACGGTCCGATGCTGGCGTCGATGCTGGCTGGGTCGGTCGTGTCTCCGAACTTCGACGTGGCGACCCCGTGGACGCGGCGCAAGCTGGTCGGTCCGTCGCAGCTCGGGCGCACGCTCGACGCGGTGGCTCAGAACCAGTTGGCGGTCGCCGGCATCACGGTGCTGGACGACAAGCCGCCCTTCATCCAGGTGCGTCAGGGTTTCACGACCAACATGACGAACGTGCTGACGAAGACGCCGACCGTTCGGCTCATCGCCGACCACGTTCAGCAGCAGAGCCGGTCCACCCTGGACCAGTTCATCGGGATGAAGTTCATCCAGGGGATTCTGTCCCAGGTCGAGGGACGGCTGGCTCGGATGCTTCAGGGGCTCGTCAGGCAGCAGATCATCGCGATCTACACGGGACTCAAGGCGACGGTGGACCCGGACGACCAGACCACGGCGAACGTCGAGGCGTTCTACCAGCCCGTTTTCCCCTTGCTCTACATTGTGCTCTCATTCCACCTCCGGTCGAATTTGGCTGGGTAATCAAGGGGTTACGTCCTTTCGGGCTAATACCCCTTGACTCCGGGCACCATCGGGTCTAACCTTCTTTCAGTAGGAGGTTAGACCCGATGAACCCAGCGACCAAACGCCAACTCGCCCTCGATGCCTTTCATACAACCGAACCGTCTAGCGTCGTGGCGAAGCGGTTGGGGATGAGCCCTAACACGCTTCGTCCGCTGTGGAAGGATGCGTTCGGGTCGGATGCTGTGACGGCACGGGGGAAGAAGATCCAGGCTTCGGCTGCGTCCACGACAGCCAAGGTTCTCGCCAAGACCCGGACGTACAAGGACGTGGTTGTCCCCTGCTCCCGATGCCGTGTTCCCCAGACGTTCAAGGCGAACCAGGTCGGGCAGATGGATGTGTCTGCGTACCTCTGCGACGCCTGCAAGTTCGACCGGGTGTGCCCTGTCTGCGACCAACCTGTGGATGGGGTGCGGGGGTTGTCGGGGCACTTCCGTCATCGGAGGGATGCGGGGGATGAGGCGCATCTTCTGTACGAGCAGGATTCGGAGGATGCTCGTTGGGAGGATCTGGAGCAGGACAAGGAGTACGTCGTCTGTTTGGAGTGCGGGCACCGTGCAATCACATTGGCTCGGCACCTGAAGGCGTCCCACAACCTCACAGCCGACGATTATCGGCTGAAGCACCCGGGTGCCCTCATTCGGTCGCGGAAGCTCACAGAGAGCCGTTCGGAGGCGATTCGGAGTGGGATGGGGGATGGGGCGTACGAGGGGTTGAAGGTTGTCGAGTGTCCTTCTTGTCGGGGTGAGCGTGAGGTGTCGAAGTTCTTGGGGGCGCTACATGATCCACGGTGTCCGACGTGTCGGGCAGCAGAGGATGAGGCTCAATGGGAGGGGAAGTCGGAGCCGGAGGACTACGTCGAGTGCCGGCTGTGCGGGTACAAGACGGGTCAGAACTTGAATTCCCACATCCAGAACGCTCATCCGGATTACTCGAATGGGGGGTACGCGGCGGCATTCCCGGGGGCACCTTTCAACACGTTGGAGTCCGGGGCACGCAACGTTGGTGAAGCGTTGCGGCTGCATCTCACCGAAGCTGACCTGGCTCCGTTCAAGGACGACAAGGGTCGGGTGCAAGTTGCGTTGGCAGCCTACCGACTGGGGTGCTGCGGGCTCACGGTGCGGCGCTACTGCAAGGAGTTGGGGTTGCAGACGAGGAATCGTCTGGCAGCGCAGAAGCGGGTGCTGGACTTGCTCGCGGAGATCCTGGGGGAGCCTTACGCCTGGGAGTGGTGGCACCCGGAGATCGTGAACCCTGCGACGGGGTACTACTTGTACTTCGACGGGAGGTTCGAGCACTCGAACTTGGTCGTCGAGTACCAGGGGAAGCAGCACTTCAAGTTCATCCCCTACTGGCACAAGACCCGTGCGGAGTTTGAGCGTCGCTGTGGGTTGGACGAGTTGAAGGCGCGTCGGGCTACGGAAGTGGGGCTGAAGCTGCTGGTGCTACGGTATAACGAGCCGTGCGAGGACGCGGATTACTTGCGCGGACGGCTGGTGGGAGTCCTCTAGGGGGTGACGGGCCAGCGGAGTTTTCCGCGGCGAATGCTCTTGTTGAGCAGTTCGATCAACCCCCGGGCGTAGGTGGCTTCGCCCCCGCGGAGGTGCGCCTCCACATACTTCTGGTTGCTGACTGCCTGGATTGCGACTTTCATCCCAGCCGCGACTAGAGTCTTGCGGTTCTTGACCGTCAGAACCTTGGGCTCTCCAAGGGTCTGGCACAGGCAGAAAAGTCCCTTGAGAACCTCACCAGAGATCGCGGTGTTGTCTGTTGCGCTAGTTGTCGCGCATACCCCAAGAACCGCGTCCGCAAGCAGAGCATTCTTGCGGAGGAGAGTCCCTAGTGTCTTGATGGAGCCGAAGTCCTTGGCTTTTCCATTGCCGCCTCGTGCAGCTCGTAGTCCGTGCTTGGCAAGCAGGGCTTGCACCGCCAGGGCGGTCTTATCCTTGGCTGTGACTCCGGCGCGGTGCTGGTTCAAAGCGGGCACATTGGCGGGGGTGGTGTTGATGCCGAGGAAAGCTCCTGCTTCTTCCGAGAGATCCCGCATCGGGAACACCATGCAGGGGAGCTTCTGAACGTCTACTCG